TTGATGCTAAAGAAAAAGAAAAACTAGCCAACAAGATCAAGTATTCAGATAGCCCAGAAATGGAAGAATACATCAAACTGCTTAAGAGCCACGATTGGACGTATGATTATTCGGACGATCACTCAGTATGGCAAAGAGGATCTAAGGAAGCAGATGCTATTAGACGCCTAGGTGATAAGGTAGATCCAGACAGAGAATTATACAAAAAGCACAGTCCTTTCTATGATGATGTAAAGGATGAAAGCCAATACACACCAACACGCGATAAAGAAGATCTAGAAGCAAAAAAGAAAGCACTACAGGATCTACAAGCAGATCCAAACACATCAAAGGATCCTGAACTTAAAAAAGAAATAATGAAACGCAAGGCAGCATTAGATAAAGATGCTAACGAAATGATGGATATTATGCGACTAGCAGGTATGGAAGAATCTGCTACGGCAGGCGCTACGAGTGCTGGTAATATAGCAAGTGTAGAAGCACCACATCTAAGCCCAGGCAAGGCACGTGGTAAGAAGAGTTATACGGGCAGTCCTTGGGGTGGAAAATCAGGCACAAAAGCACCTCCACAACCTGTGGTAAAACAACCCAAAAAAGCAGACGGAACAGCCAAAAATGCGCTGGATATGAAGAACAGTATATTTGGTGAGAACCCGATAAAGAGATAAATATACTATACAAAGGAAACTACAATGGACTTTAGAAACTTATTAAAAACAATGCGCGAACTAGATCCTACAACGCCAGGAGAGGATTTACAGCGCCTTACACAACTGGCAGAATCAACAGGTATTTCTATGGGAGCGGAGGATCGTCCTAGTCCAGCGAATCCTACGGGCAAAGAAATTATCAATGAAGATGTAGAAGTAGTTTCCGAAAAAGCAGTCAGCAAGAAGCAACAAAAATTTATGGGCATGGTTCATGCAGCACAAAAAGGTGAAAAGCCTGCAAGTAAGGATGTTGCTAAAGTTGCCAAAGAAATGAAGAAGAAAGACGCAAAAGATTTTGCATCAACAAAGCACAAGGGTTTACCAGAAAAGAAAAAGGCAAAGAAAGAATCTATTGAATTAGTAGATGATTTTGGTGAATTAGTTGAGGCTAAGAAAAGTGCCGCTCAGAAAAAGGCACAGGAAAAATTCAAAGCAATGGTTAAGGGCAAGAAAGGTGATGACAAGGACTCGATGGACGAGTCGTCGGCTAAGCCAGACTACATTGACATTGACAAGGATGGCGACAAGAAAGAGCCGATGAAAAAGGCTGTTAAGGACGCTAAGAAAGGCAAGAAGAAAACCGTTAAGGAATCCGTGGAACCAAAGATGTCATTCGTTGAAATGATGAAGTTGGTTCGTGAAAGTGGCGGGCAGCAAGCAATTGATCCACTTGATGATGTTCTATGGTCTTGGGCTAATAGAGTTGCTAAATCAAAAGTAGAAGAATCAAACAAACAGGAAATTTTCGCAGCAATGGTATATGAGCGAAACGGCGGACGTTTTGAAATGTATGACGTTGTTGAAAAAGGCTTAAACGAAGGCAAGGACTGTAACTGTGGTCCAGACTGTGCCTGCAAAGGCAACTGTGGTTCAGATTGTAACTGCGGACCAGACTGCGGCAAATAATAATAAAATAAAATTCAAACTAAAGCCGGTATTCAACTGCCGGCTTTTTTTATGACTTAAATATCATATGCAGGATATACTCAAAGAATTATCTAACCCAGTATCAGTAATTGGCAATGCCGAAAGCATATTTACAAAAGAATATGGCAGTCTTATAGACGAGAATCCTACCATACGTTTTAATCGTGCTGACATAATTGATGAAAAGTCACAAGGAAGCCGATGGGATTATTTGGTATCAAGCGAAGTTAATACTTTTGAAAAATACAATATGCAAGAACCAAAATTTCATAGTTTGATTTTTAGTCCTACCAAAAAATCCTTGTCCTATAAAATTAAAAAGGTAAAGTTTAATACCAGAATGTATAACTTGCCTCTATTTCAAACACTAGAATTAGAAAAGAAATTGAATGCTCCACCGTCAACTGGGCTGCAAATATTATACTTTCTTAATTATTTAAGAAATGAAAATGTTAATATTTTTGGGTTTGACTTTAAGGCAACCCCTACGTTTTATGAAAAACGAAACAAGGGAAAGCATGATTACACAAAGGAAAAGGATTTGGTAATGTCACTAATTGAAAAAAATAATTGGAATTTTTATTCCTGAATTCATTTGACAAACTCTATCATAACATATATAATAGAACAATAACCAGGAGAACACAATGTCTAGACACTATGGACCAGAAGAAAAAGCCAAACTAGAACGACTAATCAAAGAAGGATCTAACGTCCTAAGAGAAGTTGAAGACTTAAACGAAGGCTTAAAAGATACTGTAAAAGCAGTAGCAGAAGAATTACAGATTAAACCAAGCATTATTAACAAAGCAATCAAGATTGCACACAAGGGTGATTGGGCAAGACACAATGAGGAATGGGATGAAATTGAAAGCATCCTAGGAATTACAAAAAACCTTCCTGAAGATCAACAGTAAAGGTTAATGAACATTTTGAATAGCATAAAAGCCTTCTGGCTTAACTCATACCAAAGCGATAAGATTGCCTTTTCGTTTGAACTTGTAAGTTTTTTATTCACAGTTACGGCAAGCCTTACACTTGCCTTTAATGCAAAAGATCCTAATATGCTCTATGTATATCCAAATTTCTTCATAGGATCTCTTACCCAATGTTATGCTTCTTATAGAAGAGGGGCGGCTTGGGTTATGATACTAACCGCATATTTTAGTTGCGTTAATGTATTTGGATTTGGAATAGCATCTAATTGGTGGTAAAACACCGCTTGACAACAATCTAGTTTTGTGTTATTATATACAAAATGACAACTAAACGAAAACGTAATAACGGACTTAGCAGAAGGCAAAATAAAGAAATGCAAAACTATTCATCTCAATCTCATTATGATCCTAAGATTCATACTAAAACAAAAGGCGGTTACGGCTTTGGTATGAAAAGAGGAATTAAGGATGACGAGTATGCTAATAGTGGCGTTCATCTTGCCTGTGTGTTTGGGTGGGAAGTACCCGATAATCTAAAGCACATCAAGGAAGCGATTGATAAGAGGAATGGAAAATAAGCAGATAGTATCTAATCACATAGGACCAAATGGAGAGCCGGCGGACAGAATCTACGGCAGTCCTGCGAGTGGTGGTCAGTTAAGATTGATACAAGCGGATTACTCAACCTATAAGGGAAAGATACACAAGAAGCAACTTATCCTAAGGGGAATAGACGGAAACAATTTCAAATCACACTGCTTCGTCACTGACGATGGTAGATGGTTTGATAGAACAGGCATCCCAATGTTAAAACCAACTGAGGTTGTAGAAGATGAAACTGAGGCAACAGATGAAGACAGACTCGATACTTAAATGGACGGCAACCGTTATACTAATCATAGGAACATTTGTTAATGCAACGTTTCCTAATTTGTATCCACTTGGACCAGCACTGTTGGCCGCGGGTGGTGTAGTTTGGTTGATAGTTTCATTCATGTGGAAGGAACCTGCACTCATTGTCACAAACGGTGTTTTGACTGTGGTAGGTTTGGGTGGAATTGCTCTTTATTATCTTGCTTAAATGCAAGCAAGGATATATACTATGATGATGGTGTTGTCCGCCACAAAAGGACTTTTTGGTATTTGTCAGCCGAAAATGACATGTATAGGAGATTAAATGAGTTACGTAGATGCATTCTATGACCGCAACGAAGATATTATTCGAATTGTCGAAAGAAAGAACGGCAAAAGAGAATTTAGAGAATATCAGCCAAGGCACATATTCTATTACAAGGACGCTAGAGGTAAGCATACTTCAATCCACGGCGAAACCTTACAGCGTGTAACAGCAAAGAACATCAAGGAATTGCGCAAGGAACTTGCGATACATTCTAACAAGACACTTTACGAATCAGACATAAATCCAATTTATAGATGTTTGGAGGACAACTATCTAAATATTGATGCACCAAAACTAAACATTGCGTTTTTCGATATCGAGGTAGATTTCGATCCAGAACGTGGTTATGCATCACCAGAAGATGCATTCATGCCTATCACTTCGATTGCCGTTCATCTTCAATGGATGGAAGAACTAATCTGTTTGGCAATTCCACCAAAGACATTGAGCATGGCTGAGGCACAAAAAGCCATTGAAGGAATTCCTAACACAATACTTTACACTAACGAAGCAGATATGCTTGATGCATTTCTTGATTTGATACAGGACGCCGATGTGCTAAGTGGTTGGAACAGTGAAGGTTATGATATTCCGTATACCGTTAACCGTGTAACAAAAGTTCTCAGCAAGGAAGATACAAGGCGTTTTTGCTTGTGGGATCAATATCCTAAAAAGCGCGAATACGAAAAGTTTGGTAAGACTTCACAGACCTATGATCTAATTGGTCGTGTGCATATTGATAGTTTGGAACTTTACAGAAAATATAACTATGAAGAACGACACACGTATCGACTAGATGCAATCGGTGAACTTGAAGTAGGTGAAAAGAAAACCGTGTATGAGGGTTCTCTCGATGCATTATACAACAATGACTTTAGAACGTTCATCGAATATAACAGGCAGGATACTGCATTATTGGATAAACTTGATAAGAAACTAAAGTTTATTGATCTTGCAAATACAATTGCACACGAAAACACAGTTCTTATTTCAACAACAATGGGTGCTGTTGCTGTTACGGAACAGGGCATTATCAACGAAGCACACAGGCGTGGCTTTATTGTTCCTAATCGTGTTAAGCGTGAGCCAGGTAGTGAGCCTGCGGCAGGTGCGTATGTTGCGTATCCTAAGAAAGGCATTCACGAATGGATTGGCTCAGTTGACTTGAACTCACTGTATCCATCTGTAATTAGAGCGTTGAACATGGGTCCTGAAACTGTCGTAGGACAACTAAGGCAGGACGGCACAAGGGCACACATTGATGCACAGATGGCCAAAGGAAAGTCATTTGCGGCTGCTTGGGAAGGTATGTTTGGATCTGTTGAATATTCAAGCGTAATGGAAAAAGAAATTGGTAGGCAAATTACAATTGACTGGGAAAACGGAGATAACGACACATTAAGTGCCGCACAGATTTATGATCTAATTTACGAAAGCAACCAACCATGGATGCTCAGTGCTAATGGCACTATCTTCACTTATGAAAAGGAAGGTATCATACCAGGACTACTCGCACGTTGGTATAAAGAACGTAAGGAAATGCAGGCCAAGCAAAAAGAAAGTCAGAACGCAGGTAATAAGATTGAAGAAGAATACTGGGCAAAGCGACAGTTAGTTAAGAAGATTTTACTTAACAGTTTGTATGGTGCTATTCTAAATCCAGGCTGTAGATTCTTTGACAACAGAATTGGTCAATCAGTCACACTAACTGGTCGAAGCATTACCAAACACATGGCTGGTAAAATCAATGAGATCATTACGGGAGAATATGATCATACAGGCAAGGCAATTGTGTATGGTGATACTGACTCATGTTATTTTAGTGCATACTCTACTCTGAAGAAAGATATCGAAAACGGATCCATTCCGTGGTCCAAGGATAGTGTTGTTGAACTGTATGATACTATCGGTGAAGCGACTAACGATTCCTTTGGTAAGTTTATGAGCAAAGCATTCCACTGTCCAAAGAGTCGTGCAGAAGTTATTGCTGCTGGTAGGGAAATTGTAGCGAGCAAAGGACTATTCATTACAAAGAAACGTTATGCAGTTCTTTACTACGATATCGAAGGATTTAGAACTGATACTGAAGGAAAGAACGGAAAGATTAAGGCAATGGGCTTGGATCTAAAGCGTTCGGATACTCCGGTTGTTATTCAAGACTTTTTAAAGGAAGTCTTGGAAATGGTTCTAGAAGGGCAGGAAAGAGATCGTGTTCTAGACTACATTACAGAATTTAGGACAGAATTTAAATCACGCCCTGGCTGGGAGAAAGGTTCTCCCAAACGTGCTAATAAGATTACTGAATACGAAGCCAAAGAAAAGAAAGCAGGCAAGGCCAATATGCCCGGACACGTAAGAGCAAGTATCAATTGGAATACACTCAAGCGTATGCATGGTGACAAATATTCAATGAACATTACAGATGGTGCTAAGGTTATCGTTTGTAAGGTAAAAGATAATCCAATGGGATACACATCAGTTGCGTATCCGGTAGACGAACTAAGATTACCGGAATGGTTCAAGGAGTTACCATTCGATGACGCAACGATGGAGAATACGGTCATCGACGAAAAACTCGGAAACTTAATTGGTGTATTGGAATGGGACATTAGTTCTACTCGCAATGATAATAACTTTAACAAATTATTTGATTTTGAGTAAATTAATGCTTGTATTTTCAACAAAACCTAAATATAATGTAAGAACAAGGAGAATTCAATGAAAGACATCTTACAAGACATCGTAAGCCATACACAGAACTTAGGCTTTCTAACTACTGTTAAGGTAACAGGAGAAGAAGATAAGACTAGTATGTTTTCTATGGCTGATGACAGATCTGTCATCATGGAAGCAGAAACACACAACCCATATCCAGATATGATTGGCGTGTTTGGCATGCCACAACTACAAAAACTAAAATATCTACTAGATGGTTCTGAGTATCAACAGGATGCAAAGATTACTATTACTAGTGCAGAACGAAACGGCGAAACTATTCCTGTTGGTATCCACTTTGAAAACAAGGATAGCGACTTTAAGAATGATTATCGTTTCATGAATATGGAAATTATTAACGAGAAGATGAAGACTGTTAAGTTCCGTGGTGTTAATTGGGACGTAGAGGTTGTTCCAACACTTGCTGGCGTACAGCGTTTCAACTTCCAAGCAGGTGCTAATAACGAACATCCAACATTCTTAGCAAAGACTGATGGAACTAATCTTAAATTTATCTTTGGTGATGCATCAACACATGGTGGTGAATTTATTTTTGCAACCGATGTGAATGGTAAATTGGACAGAGGCTGGACTTGGCCTGTTGCGAGCATCCTTGCAATTCTTAAGATTGCTGATGTGAACAATACCAAGATGAGTATTTCAAACGAAGGGGCCATTCAAATCACGCTTGACAGTGGATTGGCAAAATATCAATATATCATTCCAGCACAGGCGGCCTAAATAAAGTTATGAAAAAACCAGTCAACCTAACACCACTACAGAAGGACTACGCAGTGTATCTACCTGCGATTAGTTGTTTCTTTTCAACATACATATCAAAGCAAAGATATGAGGATTTTATCGCAAAGGATAGAATTCCGGCAGGCTTTGATAGAGGCATTGAGGGAATGAACTTCCTCAATGAGGAAGAAGGATACTTTACATACAAGTATGGTTTGTATTCTGCAGGACACGCACAACTTAATTTGGACAAGACTATCAAACAGGATAGTATGGTGCAAGAGCGTGAAAGAAGCAAGACAATGATCCTTGGCGACTCAGGTGGTTATCAGGTTGGTAAGGGTGTTCTTAAATTTGACTGGCTAAACTTTGAAGGTCCTGCTGCTAACAAGACCAGAGATGATATTCTTAACTGGCTTGAACTAACAGCAGATTGGTCAATGCTACTTGACGTTCCGACTTGGGCTTGTGATCACATTCACTCTCCAAAGACAGGACTAAAGAGTTTTGACG